CCTATATGATCGAGCAGGTGGCGGGGGACGTTGGATTCGATCTCTGGGATGAGCGGGTTGTGAAGCGCCTGATTGCCGAGCAGCCGGGCCTTATGCCATCCTACCCGGAGAAGCGAGCACTCAAACGTGGGGTTGATCTCGCATACGGGAAAAAGCAGATCACGGCCAGTGTCACCAGCTCCATCTTGCAGGGCCGGAGCATCAAAGGCATGGCGGATGATCTGCAAAGCCGCATTACCACCATGAACCGCGACAGCGCCATCCGGACGGCCCGCACAGCCGTCACGGGCGCGCAGAACGCCGGACGGCTGGATTCCTATTATGCCGCTGAGAAAATGGGAATCAAGTGCAGAAAACAATGGATGGCAACGCTCGACGGAAGAACCCGCCACTCCCACGCCATGCTCGACGGCGAGATCGTGGACAACGACAAAAAGTTCTCCAACGGCTGCCGCTACCCAGGCGACCCAAACGGCCCACCGTCCGAAATCTATAACTGCCGCTGCACGCTGGTATCCGAGATCGAAGGAATCGACACCTCCGGAGGCAAGCGCCGCGCCAGGAACCAGGCGACCGGACGGAATGAGCTGATTGAGAACATGAGCTATGCGGAATGGGCAGGGTGGAAAAAGAAAAATGGACGTTAAATTTATCGACAACTCAGAGGAAATCAAGGACAATATGAAAAACGCGCTGCTTCGTGCGCTTGAAAAGGTCGGAATGACGGCGGAAAAGTACGCGAAGCGGCTATGCCCGGTTGATACCGGAAATCTGAGGAACAGCATCACGCACCGCGTAGACCAGGAAGAACCGGCGGTATACGTCGGAAGTGATTCTGAATATGCTGCCTATGTGGAGCTCGGGACGGGCAAGCATTATCCGGGCGGGAGACCTACGCCGTGGGCGTATCAGGACGCGAAGGGGAACTGGCACTGGACGGCGGGCAATAAAGCACAGCCGTATCTGAAGCCCGCAGCGGCGAACTATGCGGCGCAGTACCGACAAATCGTCGAAGATGAGATGAAAAACGGATAAAGATTGCGTCCCAGAGCCATAAATATACGGTATAAGTGTGGTAACAGCAAAGAAATGACTGTTGCCACATTTTTTGTTCTGTCGCGGCAAAGCACCGCCGACAAGGGAAAGGAAGATAGAACATGGCACTGACGCGCAAGCTCCTGAAGGGAATGGGGCTGACAGAAGAGCAGATGGATACGATCATTGAGGCACACACCGATACCGTAGACGGGCTGAAAAGTGACCTTGCACGGTATAAGGCAGACGCCGAAAAGCTCCCCGGAGTACAGGCGGAGCTTGAAAACCTGAAAGCCAAAGGCGACGATGGCTGGAAGGATAAGCACGACAAGATCAAAAAGGAATTTGACGACTACAAAAGAGAGCAGATGCAGAAGGAAACCAAGAGCGCGAAAGAATCCGCGTATCGGGAACTTTTGAAGTCTGTGGGTATCAGCGAAAAACGAATTGATTCGGTTTTGAAGGTCACCGATCTTTCTTCGATTGAATTGGAAGACGGCAAGATCAAGAATGCCGATGATTTGAAGAAGTCCATCAAGGAAGAGTGGGCAGATTTCGTTGTTACCACGAAACAGAAGGGCGCGGACACCAAAGACCCGCCCGCAAACAACGGCGGCGCTATGAGCCGGGACGACATCTTCAAAATCAGGGACGCGTCTGAACGGCAGGCAGCAATTGCCGCAAATCTCAATTTGTTCGGAAAGGAAGAATAAACATGGCAGCAAAGACCAATCTGACGATGACGAGCGACGTTCAGGTAACCGCTCGTGAAATCGATTTTGTAACCCGCTTTGCGCGGAACTGGCAGCACCTGCGCGACATTCTAGGCATTATGCGCCCCATCAAAAAGCAGCCGGGAACCGTCCTGAAATCCAAGACTGCAAGCGTGACGCTCGCGCAGAGCGTCGGCGAGGGCGAAGAGATCCCCTATTCCAAAGCGACTGTCGTTGAAAAGGACTACGCCAACATCAACGTCGAGAAGTACGCAAAGGCTGTTTCCATCGAGGCGATCAAGGAATACGGCTATGACGTTGCCGTCGCAATGACCGACGAAGCTTTCCTGTATGAGCTGCAGACCAATGTCACCAATCGTTTCTACGATTATCTGAATACCGGCCTGCTGACCGTCAGCGAAACCAACTGGCAGCGCGCGCTTGCAATGGCGAAGGGCGCTGTTATCAACAAGTTCAAGCAGATGCACCGCACCGCGACCAACGTTGTTGGCTTCGTGAACGTGATGGATCTGTACGATTACCTCGGCGGCGCCGATATCACCATCCAGACTGAATTCGGCTTCCAGTACATCAAGAACTTCATGGGCTATAGCACCGTGTTCCTGCTGTCTGACGATGAGATCAAACGCGGTCGTGTTATTGCGACTCCGGTCGAGAACATTGTCCTGTACTACATTGACCCAGCTGACAGCGATTTCGCCCGTGCCGGTCTCGACTACAGAACCGACGGAGAAACCAACCTTGTCGGTTTCCATGTGCAGGGCAACTACTCCACTGCGGTCTCCGAGTCCTTTGCGATCATGGGCATGACCCTGTTCGCGGAGTATCAGGACGGCATTGCCGTTGCTGACATTGACGAGACCCCGTCGCTCGGCACGCTGACGGTTACCTCTGCGGCGGGCACGGCGACAGGTGACACGAAGATCACGGTAACGCCCGCGAAGGAAGCAAGCGGCAACGTCTACAAGTACAAGGTAGGCGATTCGGCTGAGACTGTCACCTACGGCCAGAACGTCAGAACGTGGCCGACGTGGGACGGCAAGTCCGATGTCACGGCAGCGACGGGCAAGAAGATCACAGTCGTTGAGGCTGACGCGACTTACAAAGCGCAGAAGGCTGGCAACGCAACGGTAACGGCAAAGTAAGGAGGCGGCAGCGCAATGCTAACCGAATTGTGCGGGGTTCTGCGGAACTGGTTTGAAACGGATCGGATCAGCGGAACGTACACAGTAGAAAACGGCAGCATTGCGCTGCCGTTCCTGCAAGAAGGGCAATTCTTCCGGATTGTAGGTTCCGTTTTTAATGACGGTGTGCACCAATACCCGGATTACGGGATGGCCGACGAGACCTTTGATGGCTCTGTCTGGCCGATGGCCGTCCCGTCCGCTGTCCTCGCCCTCGAAGCTGAGATCAGAGCATGGCAGGAGAAAAACGGGGACGCGGCAGCAAGCCCGTTTACCTCGGAAAGCTTCGGAGGCTATAGCTACTCGAAGGGATCGAGCGGAAGTGCCTCCGCGAATGGGGCTGTGACATGGCAGACGACGTTCAAATCGCGCATGAACCAGTGGAGGAAGATCTGATATGAGTTTACTTGATGATTTTGCCCGCCCGTGCGTGCTGCTCGAAAAAAGCCGGACGCCGGACGGAGCGGGCGGTTACGTCACGATATGGACGGACGGGGCGGAATTCGCAAATTACCAGATGCTCGATACGTCCATGGAGGCTCGCAGAGCGGAGAAGGAGGGCGTGACAAGCGTTTACTCGGTGCTTGTGCAAAAAGCCGTACCAATCGATTATAACGACTTCTTCCGCGACAAGACGACCGGCGAGACGTACCGCGTCACGTCCGAGCCAAAGGACAAGCAAACACCGAAGTCTGCAAGCTTCGATCTGAAATACTTCACTGCAGAAAAGAAAGCGCTGCCAACATGACGAAAGACAAAGCATTGCATGCGTGGTTCTCGCAATTTCTCACGGCATACCCCACATCAAGTGTCCCGGACGATGCCGTTTTTCCGTGGCTGACCTATGAGCTGATTACCGGCGCGTGGGACAGCGGGGAAATCGGCCTGACAGTGAATCTCTGGTACTACACAACGCAGGAAGCAGAACCAAACGCGAAAGCGCAGGAAATCTCGGACGCTATCGGCTTGGGCGGCGTGTTTGTGCCGTGTGACGACGGCGCAATCTGGATCAAGCGCGGATCTCCGTGGTGCCAGAACGTCCGGGACGATTCTGATGCAAATATCAAGCGGCGGTATTTGAACGTCACAATCGAATACATTACCGCGAACTGAAAGGACTGATTTCATGGCGAAATTTACAAAAATTCCGGCGGATACGTTTAAGCAGCTGCAAATCAATGCTGGCGTTGTTTTGAGCGAATTTACGCCTGCAACCGGAACGTTTGAACCGGAGAACCAGATCGGTGCAACTACCGGAGGCGTTACATTTTCCGCGACACCGACGTATTCTGACTACGGCTCGGATGTGGATAATTGCCCAAAGAACATACAATATTCTTATCAATCACGCCGAAATGTTGGGACTTCTGCGCGAAATGGGGCTGTTTGCTCTTGAATTGTGCGCCAAAATTGCAGCCTGTTTCCGCCCATTCGCAAAAGTTGTGCGCCAAATGTGCGCCAAGAAAGGAGAACAGCGGCGTGGTTAAATTGATAAACGGCCAGCTGTGGTATTGCTGCCCGGTCTGCGGCCAGAAACTTCACAAATTAACCCCTGACGCAATTTGCAGCGGCGTTATCACTTTCTGCAGAAAATGCAAATGGGAGGGGGTAATGAATATTCGAGACAAGAAAGGGGCTTAAACAATGGCGAGTATCAGGAAGATCGAGGGGAAGCACGGCACAGCGTATAAAATCACGGTCACGCTTGGCCGTGATTCCCTAGACCGGCAAATCAGGTATTACAAGACGTGGAAGCCAGAAAAACCCATGTCTGCGAGGGAGCTTAACAGAGAGCTTCAGCGCGTAGCAACCGAATTTGAACAAGATTTGATGTGCGGTTTTCAGGCCGACAATAGACAGACGTTTGCAGAGTACGCGGCGTACTGCTACGAAATGCGGGTGCAGCGTGAAGACAAGCCGCAAACATTAGCCCGTGTCCGGCGGCAAACTGCGCGAATCAATGAATACATTGGTCAAATTCCTATCCAAGAAATCCGGCCAAAGCATTTGAATGAGCTATACAAAAGGCTTTCGGAGCCGGGCGCTTCCCGTTGGCAAGTTTACGCACTTCCTGCAGTTGACTTTAAGACGCTTATTCCAGATGGGGAGACGTGCAACGATTTTGCGAGAAAATGCGGCGTATACGGGAATTTGATTCGCAGACTATGCAAGAATCAACCTATCACAAGGCAGAATGCGGCCATTATTGAAAAAAATCTAGGGCGAAAAGATCTTTTCAAACTGACGGGGGATGATAAACCGATGTCCCCGGGAACAATCCGGGACTATCACGCCATTATTTCCACTGTGCTTGGGCAAGCATACAAGGAAATGATAATCAAATATAACCCGGCTGAGCGGGTGACGCTGCCCAAGCATAAGCGCGTTCGGGAAAGCAAGACGCTGCAGCCTGAACAGCTGAAAGCCGTTCTTACCGCCCTTGAAGCAGAGCCGCTTCCGTTCCGTGCCTTGATAACCCTTTTCATCTCTACGGGATGCCGGAGAGGGGAGGCGCTGGCGCTGACGTGGGATAAAATAGACTTCGAGAAATGCGAAATTTTGATCGATCGGAGCATGATTTACTTACCAGAAACCGGCATTCAGAGCGGGACAACAAAAACAGGGAACAGCCGCCGTGTAGCGCTTCCTGCGGAAATGGTGACGCTTTTGCGTAAGCTGCGGGCTTACCAGACGGAAGAACGATTGAAACTAGGCGATCTTTGGGAAAATCACAATCTTGTCTTTACAAGATGGAATGGTGCGCCGAGGAACCCGGGGAACGTGAATCTTGATCTTGACGAGTTTTGCAAAAAACACGGCCTGCCGCACATCAACCCGCACTTATTCCGCCATTCTGCAGCATCCATTTTGCTGTCAAATGGTGTGGACGTGTTGACCGTTGCCGGAATGCTTGGGCATTCAGATGTATCGACAACGCTCGACACATACGCACATGCTATAGACGAAGCAAAGCGCAAAACTGCAGATTGCATCAGCGACACTATTCTTGGCAAAAAGCGCGCATAATGCTTGCAAAAACTGAATTTTTGTGATATAATAAAGAAAATTGAATGAAGTAGCTTTAAGGGGCGAAATTCCCTTTTTGCGTGTGCCTTTGTGCCTATCGCTTACGCATGGTAACAGTGCGTGAGGGGTGGGCACTTTTTATTTTTTTCAAATACGAAAGGAGCTTTTAATCATGGTACGTATCAGAACTATCCCGAAAGCAGTTGCGGAGATCAAGGCGCAAGATCCCGGAAGCTATATCAATGAGCGGCTTCTTCGGCGTTGGGTGAAGGACGGCACGATCAAGCCCGTAAAAGGCAGCTACACGCATACGCTTATCAATCTTGACGAGCTGGAAAGGCTTCTTGCTTATGGTAATGGCTGACTTTCTGCGCAGCGGGCAGGCCAACGCAACCCCGCTCAAAGAGTTGGAACATATGACCGGCCTTAACGGAAGAACAATCCGCGCTCTGATTGCTGCAGAGAGAAAGGCGGGCGCGGCGATCTTAAGCGATAACGCAACCGGCTATTACCTTCCCGCAAACGTGGAAGAAAAGGCGCGTTTTGTCCGCTCCATGCGGCACAGGGCGAAAGAAATTCTATGCGCGGCGGATGCCGTGGAAAGGAGCTAAAAATGCTAACTGGGAAATATGCAGCCTTTGCGGAGTATTTCGGGAACGATGTCGCAGAGGGAATTTTCAAGGCGGATATTTCAACGGCAAAAAAGAAAGACAAGATTAAGCGTCTAAAGAAAAAGCTTTTGGAACTGCCCGCCGCAGACGTCGGCACAGCGTATCAAAATATTCTGGCGGAGCAGGTCGGCATTTTTAGCGCTGAACGCCCGACGGAAACCGTATGGAGCGCAGAAAGAATAATTTTTCAAATTCAGACTTTAGAAATGGAGATTTAAGCAAATGGCAGGAGACAAGAAAAAATTTTGGTGGCTGAAACTGAAAGAGGGGTATTTCAACTCTATGGAAATGCGGCTATTGCGGAAAGCTGCAGGCGGCGAGGTCTTCACCATAATTTATTTGAAGATGCAGCTTGCAAGCCTGCGCACGGATGGGATTATTTCCTATAACGGGTATGATGAAACCCTTGCAAAAGAAGTCGCCTTTGCTATCGGTGAAGACGCGGAAGACGTTGCAAACGCAATCGCAATTCTGCGCCGGTACAAGCTTATTGAGGACATAACGGACACAAGCTTTTTTATCCCCGAAGCCGTAGCAAATACGGGGAGCGAGGGCGATTCGGCGGCAAGAATGCGGCGACTTCGAGAGCGCAAAGCGTCACAAAGTGACAACGACGGCTAAAGAGCTTATTCACTGGTGTCACATTGTGACGGTAAAGCGTCACAGAGTGACTAAGAATAAGAGTAAGAGATAGAGATAGAGTAAGAGACAGAGAGTAAAAGGGAATGACAAGTCATTCCACGCCATGTATAAGGGTGCGCTGCGCGCGCACCACCGCCGATATTATATATTTTTGATTTTTCTTCTTTTTGTATAAGGGAGC